GTCTTGCAGAGGTTATCTGTCGCGAACTCCGTAAAGCGTTCAGGTGCAAGCGTATTAAGTATCGCGCCGTAATACGCACCCTCAACCGCAGCATTAAAGGAACACTCAAATTCAGTTGCGAACTTGTCGTCGCCCATCTCTTTCTTGGCAGCTTCAAGTTCCTCTGGACTGATAATACCTGTCTGCGAAGCCTTAAATTCAAGTAAACCCCACCCTTCCTCTTTCTCTGCCCTGTCGCGCAAATCCTTAAAGTGGTTCGCGCCCTTCGGTGTTCCGATGAACAACGCCCATCCTAGTCTATCCGTAAGCGCAGGTCTTAGCACCTCGTTCCAGACCTTCGGGTTCATGTCCCCTACCTCGTCTAGAACCACCCCGTCTAAGTATATTCCTCGCAGGGAATCTGGGTTGTCCGCACCGTAGAGGCTTATGCGCCTTCCGTAGAAGTCTACCCTGAGTTCGCTTATGTTAGCCGTTGGGGTCAGGGGTTCCGTAAACTTTAGCAGGTAGTCAAACGCCACCCGCTTTGCCTGAGAGTAGGTTGGGGCAACGTAGGCGTACCGTGGGCTTTCCTTACCGCAGAGCATGGCTGCGCGGATAAGGTGGTTTATGGCAGCAACAGTCTTGCCGAACCTACGATGGCATACAGCCACCGCGAACCTATTAGCCTCCAGCGCATCGTGAACCAGAAGCTGTTGGGGTCTTGGCGCATAAGGTATGACTACTTCTGCCATGAAATCTTGAGTTCTAGCGGAGTGTCCTTGTCGCCCACTACCTCTGTCCTAGCAAGCTTGGGGATGTGGTACTCAGCCATCTTTTGCATGATGTCTAGTGCCTTGTCGGGCTGGGGCTTTATGCCCTTGACCTCGTCCCCATCCGCTACGGATGTGAGCCACTTGTCCATGTTCTCGGCGTTACGCTCTAGTAGGTTGGCTATTGCCTCCCTTACGATACTTGTGGACTTGTTAGGCACTCCCGCAGGTCTTCCCTTTCCCGCGTTGGGTGGGAGTCTGCGTTCTGTAACTTCTTCTACTTTACTGATTTCCATGTCCGAATCCTTAATGGTTGTTCGGGATAAGTTGTTATATTACAACACTATTCTAACAGGCTAGTTAAACTTCCTGGTTGCCTTTCGGCGGTTGTAACAATTGCTTCGTAGATGTCTTGCCCTTTTTCTGGGCTTATCTTGAATAAAGGGATGTTTCCGGGCGCAAGGTGGGGGTCAGTTTGGCTTCGATACTTCAAACCTCGACTAGGAAATAGGTACGCATCTGACCCAACTAAGCCTCCAGCATAACTATATTGACCCTTTTCCATGCGTTCTATGGCATCCACCATCCCTGAGCTCAATCCTTCCCGCATAATTGACTCAGACCTTTCTGCGCTGCCTGGTCGAAAGTCTTGATGAATAGAAAGGTGTGGGCGAATTAAGTCGTATTGTTCTCGACTCCAAGACCTTGGGTCAGACTTAACAATACCAATTAACTCCTGAATTTCCTCTGTTTTGCCAGTTGCTGGAAGGCCAAGACTTTTTGCTTCCGCTTGGATGTCTGACCTTTTAACAGGTTCTGGTTGTGCTTTTGCAGAAACCGCTTTGCCAACCGTCCCCATTGGAGCAAAACCTAGCGGGCCAGAGGTAATCATCTGGGTAAGCTGGTTCAGGGCTTGTGGGTTGGTGATTCTTAACGGGTTCTGCGGGTCGCTAAAGGCTTGGTTTTGTAAGGCTTGGGCAGTCGCTAGGTTCTCTTGTGTGCGCCCGCCAACCATAGAAGCATAGTCGCTAGGGTTCCTTATCATGTCGTACAGTTGCCGCTTTAGGGCATCCGCACGACCAAATATAGTCCCAAGTACGTTTTCTGCCACTTACAGTCCTAGTTTTGCAATAACACGTTTGGCGAGTAATTTTATGTCTGACCACAAGGCTTGTAACTTTTCCATGTCAATCCTTCCTGAGTATGACTTGCAGGGCATCTACGGCGCGAGGGGTACGCATAATTATGTCTTTGGCGACCTTACTGTCTGCCATCTCCATGCCTAGTTCTGAGAGTTCTAAGCCCATCTGCGTACAGGTGAACTTCTCCTCCCAGTTTAGATACCAATGCCAGTCTGTGTAATATAAGAATGAGTTTTCGTTGAACGCCCGAACGTGTGTCGGGTCTTGCCACGCGCCTAGACTTAGGTCGTAGGGGACGTGGATGTGCATCTCGCCGCCGCGCTTAAGTAAATCTCGGCAGTTGGTCATAGCGGCCACAAGGTCAGGAATGTGTTCCAAGACATCGTTGGCGATTATCTCGGTGACCATTCCCTTCTCTACTGCGAACCGTCCCAAGCGGGTGTCTATAACCTCACCCCACGGTACTTTTGTAATGTCTAGCACCCAATCTGGTTTCTTCTCCGGCTGGATGTCTGCGTTTATGCAATCCTTGCGCCAGTCTTTTCCCGAGCCAAGGTTAAGTTTTACGGTAGACAACTATGAAATCTCCCCAATGGTTGTCTAATAATTTTGTGTATTCAAGCGTGCAATTATAACCGTTCCGCTTTGCCCACTTTAGCAGGGCCTTGGCAGCGTCTGGGTAAAACCTCCAACAATCCTGTGGAAAAGCGTGGTACTCGCCTCTAGACGGAGCGTTTATGTAGAACAACCCACCCGGCTTGAGAATCCTCACGCCCTCTAGGAAGGTTAGCCAGAACATCTCGGCGTGTTCGAAGCAACTACTTGTTACCACAATGTCCGTACTGCCGTCAGGCAGGGGGAACTTGTACTCGTCCTCTAAGACTATGTCCACGCCCTTTGCTGGGGAGTAGTCTAGCCCTATATAAGAATAGTGCTTGGGGCACACGTCCTTTATGGAGCCGTTGACGACCTGAGACCCTATCTCCACCACAGAGGCGGTTTCTAGGGGGTACTTGTCGTAGAACTCAGACGCGCTTTGTAGTGCGCTTGCGTGCATTATTTGGGCTTGTAGCGGGTTTTGAGTCTTGTCCCGAGGGCTTTGAGTTCTTGGAGGTCTTCGCGGTTTTGCGGGACTTTGGCTGCCCAGCGTTTGAATTGGAGCGCGGCTGGCGTAGCCTCTCCGTTCTTGTCTTTGAGAGGGTGTCCAGCAGTAAGGGCTTGGGCGGCTTTTCGGTAGATGAACTTGGCGCGGTCGTACTTGTCGCCTGTTGAGGCTCCTTTGAGCGACCTAACAGGTGCGCGAACATCTCCACCAGACCGATTATGTTCGGCCATCTTTTTCGTAGTTGCTCTGTCATAGGCTTCGAACCGCTTGGCAGCGTCCCTTATCTTCATTTCTTGGCTTGCGCCCCACGCATATTAGCCAGGAGGCTAGGGTACTTTGTCCCCGTGGACTTGGCAAACCGCTTGGCGGCCGCCTTCTGGTTGGGGCTAAGTGCCTTGGGTTTTCCCAGAGCCTTGGGTCTAGCCTTCTCGTAGACTTCTTTCTTCATTTCTTCACCTTGGAGGGGAGCTTCTTGAGGCTAGACTGCCCTTCCTTGACCATCTTCTTGGCTACCTTTTGTGGGACACCCGTAGCCTTGGCGACCTTTGGGGACGCGGCTGCGGCGAACATTAGTTTGGCTTGCTGCTTAGATTTGAAAGGCAATTTGAATCTCCTGTTAGGCAGTTAAAGAGGTCTTTAATCCGATTCTTCTTCGGATTCTTCCTCGGATTCTTCTTCCTTGTCGAACTCCCACGCCAGGCAGACATTCTTGTCGGAACAGGAAAATTCGTAGACTTGGCAGAATCCCTGACCCTTGGGCAGTTGGTAGTCGGTATCGAAATACTCGCAGTTACCGCACATCTGCTTGCCCTCGGCTGGGCCGTATTGGGCTTTCATAACGGCGTTGGCCTTGTTTGCCTTGTTTACGGACTCGTCCATCAGGGCTTCGGGCATCTCCATCTCGGACTCTAGCAAGCCACCTTCGGCTTTATGCTTGCCCATAGGCTTGCCGAGAAGCCCAATCATTATTGTTGGCCCCTTCATTTCTTGGGGGCGTACTTACCCGGTTTGGCGGGCTTCATTGGCTTCTTAGCGGGCTTCATTGGTTTTTTGCCGTACATGGTATTTCTCCGTAAAAGAAAACCCCCCCGACTTTTGGCCGAGGGGGTTTGAGGGCTTGAAGGAGCAATGCTGAGGAGGAGGCGCACTACTCCACCGATGATTCTACTCCTTTTTGTGCGTTTTTTGCAACATATCCCCAGATATTTTTTCTCCCAAATTCTGCGGTTAGTTGTTGCCTCTCTAGCCTACCCGACTTCATCAGACTAGCAAGTGACCCAGAGATTATTCCTGGCGACATCCCCAAGTCGTTCTTGAGTGTGTTCAGGGTTACTGGTTCCGTGGCCGCGCTGATGGCTTCTAGGATTCTAGTTGTGTTTTTCATCTTCTTTCCTTTTATTACAATCGTATCCAACACGGTTACGGACATCCTTACTTGTGACATAGCCTACGATTCCGAGGGCGAAGGCTGCGTAGAGAACCAACGCTTCTGTTGACAGTCCATGCACTTCCATTGCTTGTTCCCCTTCCTGATTATATAACTTCCGTTTTCCTTGTTCCTTTCCCGCTGGCAGGAGAAACAGAATTTAGTCTTCAAGACCCCGTCCATCTTTAGGTTCATCTCTACGAACCCTATAAAAGGTTCGCGCACCGACTCTGACTTCTTCAACTTTGCCCTCCAGCAACAATGAGACGCAGGTGTTGTACGCCTTGCTCTTGCTGACAGAAAACCTCTCTGCCAGGTGGGTTGGGTGAACTGGCTTCTTGCTTGCCAGAATGTAATCTTCGATTCTCATCTTCTACCATCTTTCTATATCTTTTCATGGACTCTCTCAGGTCGGTTCTGTCGGCTGGAATGTAGGTGAACCTACTCACTTTTACCCTCTATCCCATTTACCCACTTGTAGATTTCGTGTGCCGAGTTCTCAATTTCCTGACATAACGCCGCGATGGTGTTTCTGTCGGGAGCATACGTGTTAGCCATCTCATGCTGGAGACGATTGCCACAATGAATAATCC